CTTACAAGCTTATACAGCCTTTCTCTGAGACGAGAATAGATCTCATCAGTTTCTTCGCTCATGCCGGATTCTCCGCAGAAATAATGCATATACTGTAAATCACCCTTTGGAGCTTCTACGCCTTCGCACAGTTCTTCCAACTGATCGTACACTTCATTGAAATGCTTGATTGCTTCAGCGCTTCTATCTTTGATAAGTCCATCGACATCTTCCGGATCATAGTTTTCAAATGCACCCGATGTATAGGTGTCCATCGCATTCTTTAAATCTCCGAAAAGCTGCTTATAATCAACAATATATCCAAATTCCTTTGTATCACCATCCAGTCTGTTAACACGGCAAATGGCTTGGAACAAACCGTGATCCTGCATACTCTTATCAATATACAGGTATGTACACGGCGGAGCATCAAATCCTGTGAGGAGCTTATCAACCACAATGAGCAGTTTCATATTTGCAGGCTGGTTGATAAATTTATCTTTGACATCCTTTTCAAAATCCTCAACCTTTTTCTGAATGGATAGCTTTTCGGGAAGATTATCAGGATCAAGTCCTAACATACGGAGATATATCTCGTATTTTTCAAAAGTTTCAGTTTCATCATCGGCACTTACAGTATCAGTTCTCAGATCACCGGCTTGCGGAGTGTAAGAGGATATGATGGCACACTTTTTGAAACCTCTCTGCTGGAAGATCTCATAATACTTGCAAGCAGTATAGATCGAATCTGCGACAAGAATTGCGTTTCCGTTGCCATCCATAAGGCGTGGCTTTAAATCAAAATCCTGAATTATATCCCAAGCGACACGTTCAAGCCTTGAACGGGAACTATAGATTTTCTGCATACTTGCCCATTTCTCTTTCAGCTTTGCTTTAGCTCTGCTTGAAAGAGAACGTGTTTTAACGTCAAACCATTGGTCAACTCTGTCATGTGCGCTGAGCTCCTGTGGGATATCTCTGTATTCATATCTCAGATCAAGTACAACACCGTCACGCACTGCTTCGTTATACTTATAGGTATGAATATAAGTGCCGAACACCTCTATACTTGTCTTCTTATCCTTTTTCAGGAGCGGTGTTCCTGTAAAACCGATGAATATCGCATCCGGCATGATTGCCTGCATTGCAGCATGAAGCTTGCCCGACTGCGTTCTGTGACACTCATCAACAAAGACAAAGATTTTTCCTTTCGCCTTAAAGTCAGCAGGGAGCGACCTCTTCAACTCATCAATATACTTGTCATAATCGGATTCAGTAGCTTCTCCGCCACGGCGACCAAATTTATGCACCAATGAACATAAGAGTGAACTGTCATAGGAATTCAGCTTGCGAAGCAGATCATCACAGCTCTTGGTTCTGGTGATCTTTTCATCAACACCAATGTATGTCTTCTCGATCTGCTCGTCCAGCTCATCACGGTCGGTGACGATAAGCACACGAGGGTTTTCTTCTTTACAATTGGCAAGGATCCATTTTGACAGCCATACCATTGTCAGCGTTTTACCGCTGCCCTGAGTATGCCATAGAATACCGCCACGCTGTTTTGCTAATCTGTTCTGAGTACGTTTTATACCGAAATACTGATTATAACGGCACACCTTTTTGATGCCCTTATCAAAGACAACAAAGTTCTCAATGAGGTCAATAAAGCGTTTCTTATCGAACATCTGATACAGCTGCTGAAGCAGAAGATCATCTATATGATCGCAGTATTCCATAATACGTGCATCTTCAGGATCACGCTCGTCTTCGTTTTCATGGAATCCGTCAGGCTTCCATTCCATATAGTATTTTTCACCTGTCAGAATAGTGCCGTAACGCAGACCTTCTATTTCATTGCCTGCCATACAAAACTGCACTGTGGTAAAGAACGATGCAATAAAGCCGTCCTTCTGATTGGTAAGGTTCTGCCTGATACCGTTTGAAACGGACACACTGCTCTTTTTAAGTTCTATAACTGCCATAGCGATGCCGTTGACATAAATAACAAGGTCAGGTCTTTTCTCCTGACGGTCAATAACCGTTACTTCCTCGGCTATTGCAAAATCATTATTTGAAGGGTTATCAACATCAATGAAGTAAACCGTCTTAGGGGAGCTTTCGGGAGTTTCCTTGACCTTGGCACCGTATTTCAGCAGCGTATAGACCTTATGGTTAGCATCATAAAGCCCATGTGTCATATCATCAGCAGCCTTTATAAGTTCGGAAACAGCACCGTCTATCAGCCTTTCACTATAACCGCTAAGGTGAAGGTACGCACGAAGTCGGTCTTCTCGGATATTTTTATTTGCTCTGTCTTTCAGGTTGCCAATATATTTATAATCGAGGATATTTCTGTTCTTAAAGAAATCAATTACACGATTTTGCGTGGTTCTCTCGGTATCACCGATACTCATACGTACATTCCTCCTTAATGTGTTTGTTATTTCATGGAAAAAGTTTTCTGATCAATCCTGCTTTTATGCTTTTATATTTATCACACTTACGCTGATGAAGGGTGATAAGGGTGTCGAGGTTATCAAAAAAGGCACCTATCATCTTTTGCTCTAATAAAGTCGGAACCATAATGTCAAAGTTCTTGATGTCATTTAAACTTAAATGTGGAACAGCAGTTTCCGTCTTGTTCATGTTTATATATGTCAAAAAATCACGTTGAATTGTTTGATACATGAAGTTAGAATCAGCAATCTCATTGTTTGTTCTTGCTCTGGTTACACGTTGCACTAATAACGCAGGTAAGTGGCTTTTTTTGATTATACCGTAGCTTTTTCCAATTAAAGCACCGTCCATTTGAATTATTATATCGTTTTCTTTAAGCAAGTAGCTTTCTAATCCTTTTGACGAATTCCACTTAACACATATTTCACTTGATAAATCAATGTACCCTCTTTTAACATTCATTCCTCGAATCAAGTTTATACCTGTTTCAGAAAAATACTCACTTTCAAATGGATGGCCTGTAATCAAATCATTCTCGTCCCCAAACTTACGCTGTTCCCAAGCGTCAGTAAATCCTTTGAATCTTATTTCAGGCTTATCAGCACCATTTTGGGGAAACATTTTTTTCAGCATAGCCGCTTTGAATTGAATCAACTTGTCATACTTACGCTTATGAAGGGTGATAAGGGTGTCGAGGTGGTCAAAATACTGTCCGATTCTTGCTTGTTCTGTTCTTGTTGGATAAACAATATTTACTGTTTCCAAGTCACTATTATGGAGATGAACGACAGACTTTCCTTGTGCTTTTTTTGCGAGATTTTTCTGTTGCTCACCATTGGAAATTGAAAGTGCTAAAAATGTCGGTTCAATGGTATCATTTGGATAGATTATATTCAAGTCACCACCAAGCAGAATGCCCGATTTTGCGACGTATGAAGCCCTTGCAATATCCTCCGAAGTTTCACCGGAAGCAGGCACGATTACCTCACACCCTTTACTGTAAATCGAACCTTTTTGTGGTTCTGCAAATGTATCAACCTCATATATTTTGGTTTCGTATTTTGTATAGAGCCTACCATACAAAATAAGCGGTGTTCCTTGCTCTTTAATATCGTTTTTAGAATAGCCTGAACCTTTAGCAAATGAAGCAAGCTCTTTCAACTCACGCTGTTCCCAAGTGTCAGTAAATCCTTTGAATCTTATCGCCGGAGTTTTGTTATTATTCGACATTGTTTGAACCTCCGAGCAATTTTATTAACTCTGCAAAAGCTTTCATATCATAATCATCGCCTGTTAATTCACCAAGCATATCTGACAGTGATGATTCTGCTTCGTTTATCTTACTGTCAAGGTCTGTAAGTGTAAGCTCATATCTTTTTGAAAGCTCGGTGATACGCTCGGCAAGCTTATGAGAGATCGCTGTGTACAGATCAATAATTTCCTTGCCTATGGCATAATACCACTTCTTGTTGACAAGCAGTTCCATGATCTCTTCGTCGGTAAGTGAAACATATCTCTCACGAGCCTTTTCATCAAGCGCCTTATCCATTTCTTTTATAAGCTTAGTCGATTCCTCAGACCTTTGTGCAAGCTCAAACGCTTTCTTTAACTCTTCATAGTCATCGGCGTATGCAGCAGGTGCAGGCGCTTCTGCACGGGCTGCACTTAAAGCATTATTTATGGATGCATTGGTTACAGTTCCTTTATCGGTATACGCAACTTTCAGTTCAGTGTGCTTGTCGATATACTGTGTATATTCCTTCTTTTTCATTGACGGAAGAAGATTCAGAAGCGTTACAAGGCTGTCAATAAGCGGAGTATGGACATTTTCCATGATCTTGTCGATTTTCTCCTGAATGTCCTTGCTCTTGACTTTTCCACCCTCTGCAAGTTCTGATAATGCCGAGTCTTCTGCCGATTCCTCGATCATTGCCATGAGTCTTGAATCGGTCTCTGCGACAATATCCATAAGGTCATCTATCGCCTTTTTCTCCTCGGGGAATAGCTCTGAGATAACTATTTCCTTCGGAATAAGCTTGCCTTCCCAGCCTGCAACCTTTAACTCAGGGTTGCCGTCGGCATCGGTTTTCTTTGTCTCCTTCATGATGTTCTCGGTCTCTCTTGCAATTTCATAGCCCTTATCATCCGAGATTATCAAAGAAACATCATCGTTAAGCACTTCGTTCCAGTATGCAAGAAGTATCTGGTAAATATCATACTTGTTGATAAGCAAGATATCTTCAAATGCTTTCATTATATTCTCTGCCAACTCGGATATGAGAGTTTTGGCAGAAACGGAGCTATCAAGTTTTTTCAGCTTTGTATCTGCAAAAGATTTCCAGCCTGTAAATGCCTTGTCGATAAGTTCTCCGTATGCCGAGAATTCATCATTAGCATATATCGTTCTGCGAATGTCGCTTTCTTCCACATTCAGCTTATAATAGCTATCACTAAGCGAACTGAGCAACTCATCTTTCAGCGTCGGGAATGCATCCCAGTATTTACTCAGTGCATCTATATCCACGGCAGGGATACCGCCGTGAATATGAGCATAAATATCCTGAATATCCTCAGGCTCGGAAGAATCTATGTAACGGGAAATATTCAGGTTATAGCCATTCTTCTCTTTGATCTCCTTATTGGGAACAAAGCGAGCATATTTAGGATCATCTGTAATCTGCTCATTGAATGTTGTGACAATACGATAGATATCCTGTTCACGCAGTCTGTTCTTGTTTCCGTCCTTTACAAATCCCTTGCCTGCATCTATCATAAAGATTCCGGAACGGTTTTCAGCACCTTCTTTATCGATTATAATAATACAAGCAGGTATTCCCGTACCGTAAAACAGGTTAGGCGGCAGACTGATTATGCCTTTGATCCAGCCCTTATCAACGATAGCCTGACGAATAGTACCTTCGGCATTTCCACGGAACAGAACACCATGAGGGAGAATGACAGCAGCTTTACCCGTAGATTTCAGTGTTTTTAATATGTGCATCAACCAGGCATAGTCGCCGTTTTTCTCAGGTGGTCTATCTCCATAACCTGAGAACCTTCCATACTCCTTCAAACCATCTGACCAGTTTTTGAGGGAAAAAGGGGGATTCGCAACAATATAATCAAATCGTTCCAGTTCGGAAGCATCTTCATTTTTGATAAACTGAGGATCAGAAAAAGTATTACCTGCCATGATCTTGATAGTAGCTTTATTATGGAGAACGGCATTCATTTTAGCAAGACCTGCCGTCGAACTCTCTTTTTCCTGTCCATAACCTGATATCTCGAAAGGGACCTCTGCAAGTGCTCTGATAAGTAATGAACCACTACCACAAGCAGGATCACATACTGTGGCATCATGATCCGTACATTTATCTATGCCTATGACCTTTGCAAGAATGCGTGATACTTCTGCCGGGGTATAGAATTGTCCTTTACTTTTGCCGCTTTCGGTGGCAAAATTCCTCATAAGGTATTCATAAGCATCACCTATGATATCGTCACCATCGGCTTTATTGTTTGAAAAATTCAATTCCGGGCGCTGAAAAATAGCTATAAGCTTTGTGAGCTTATCGACCATTTCCTGCCCTTTACCGATTTTTGCTTCGTCATTAAAATGTGCGATGTCAATTACACCTTTTAGACTGTCATTTACTTCAGCAAGACGTGCAATAATTTTATCTATACCTTCGCCAATATTCTTCTTGTTTTTGAGTGCAATAAAGTCATCAAAAGAACAGCCTATTCTTTTTTCGGGATCAGGATTGGGATCATGTTCTTTATCGAAAACGGTCAAATCTCCGTATTTCTGTCCCTTATACTTATCCGTTACATACTTCATAAACAAAAGGGTTAGTATGTAATCCTTATACTGTGATGCATCCATTCCTCCGCGCAGTGCATCACAACTTGCCCATAGTGAACTATATAATTCCGTTTTCTTAACCGCCATAATACGAATCTCCTTACAATTAAGTTGCTATATTTCCTACTCAATAGCACTTTTGCCGCTCTTTACCCATGCATCAAGCTCCGAACGTTTAAATTTCCATTGCTTACCGATTTTGTGGGCAGGGATATCTTTATTATTTCGGATCCAACTTCGGATAGTAACAGGCTTTATTCCTAAGTAATCAGCAGCCTCATCAATACTTATCCATTTTTCATTAACAGCGCTATTTTCCATTTTGTCACCTCTTGTAGTAGATGAAATATATAATAATCCACTATAATTATACTATATCGGTTTGAAAATCACAAGAGGTTTAATGTTATTTCGTGATATTTATACTAAGTTTATGTATATGCATTGTGCATTTTCTTAGAGTAAGGAATAAAGCTCTCAGAACCATTCTGAGAGCTTTGCTAAATACTTATGGATATCATATTACATTTCCATTGTCAGCCTATTTATTGCCTACACTTTTAGCACTCGTAGTGACATTTGTTTTTGAAATAATCATTTAAATATATTATATCAAATTATTCCCCAAATACAATAATATTACTCAAACCTAACAATAATTTGCGCTATTAATCTGATTTCAACAGTGATATAATAAATATGAAAACAGCCGTAGTTACCTCAGTGAGAAATATGGCTGAAAAGCAGAAGTGTCATAGATCCTGTCCGTTATTTGTCCGTTAAAGTTATAAAAACATACTCATAAATATGCTAAACTGCCGGAAGCACATACTCAAAAAAAGTACGTATTATAGGCATTTGCGGGAATGTGCAAAAGATACAGGAAACGAAATGCGGAGTTCGATTCCTTCTGCCCCTGCCATTCAAATTCTACAACATAAAAAATGTTGTAATAAGCCAATACGGAATAGTCATTCTATCATCTCTGCTCTCCGTATGAATAAAGCGTCGGGAATAACTTCTCGGCGCTTTTACTTTTCACTAAACAAGAAATCTCCCGCCCTCAAACGAGAGCGGGAGAAAATTTTTACATCACCTTAATAAATGCGCCCGGATAATATTTTTTGACTTTTGCCAAATATGCCTCAGCATTTTCCCTGGAACTAAAAGCCCCGACCTGCACATAGAACAGTTTTGTGTTGTTCTTGCGGTATGACTTAACCAGTTCCGTGAAGCTGTCCCACTTGGGGCGGATATACACGGGGCAGTTTTTATATCCATCGTCCAACTTGTTTAAGGCTTCAATGCTGCCTTTTTTTTCGTTGCGGACATTGCACCAGTAGTTGTGGGTGTACAGATCTCCGCCGTATGTATCCAGCAGATATGCTGTCAAACGTGCGGCATTGTCACGTGCCTGGCAGTCTTTTTTATCGCCGCTGCCGTTCATAATACATTCAATGGATATAGTTTGCATATTTCCGGCAGCACTGCCGTATGCGTCTGCCTTTCCCTTTTGCCCTGCGTGCCAGGACGTGTAGTCAATGGGCAGATTCTGCCATGTCCCCACATCGTCAACATAAAAATGCACACGTACAGTGCCCATGTTTCCGTTAACTGTGGCACGTGTGTACTGCTCAGCGGGCGTTGTGTTGGCTGCTGTGCTGATGCGGTCAGTGTTGTGCAGGGTAAGCTTCTTCTCAGCGTCCGCCCTGCCATTTTCGGCAGCGGATATCTTTTCCTGTGAAAGCTGTTCGGCAGTTTTCTGACTGTCCTGCCACTTGCGGAACGCTTCCATCTCTTCCTTTGAGGGCTGTCCCTTTGCCTGCCTTTCAAGTCTCTGCTTGACTATTGCGTCAAGCTCTGCCTGGGTAAATGTTTTTGCCGTCTGCTCAGGCTCAGACGTAGATACAGCCTTTTCAGGGAGATTTGCTCCGCCCTTTACAGCCTGTGTGGGATCACCTCCGTAGGCTCCCGTGGAGCCATTTTCAGCCTTGTTGGTTTCGGTTACGGTTGTGTTTGTTTCTGCCATTATGATTACCTCCGTTTATAGCCTGTCGGCTTGTTTTTTCCGTCCTCAGTTTAACGCCGTAAGCACGTTTAGGGCATAAAAAAAGCAGCCGTAAAGCTGCTGATTTACTGTTTAACCCCCCTTAATTTCGAGGGGGATATGTTTTGTCGGCTTCAACAAAATATGATTTATAGCCGTTTGCGATATCATATCACATAATGATAAACTCCACATCGTCTTCCGTAAAACGGGTTACATCATCACAGGATTTGTGGGAGCCGTGAATGATATAGCATTCATCGGGCGACATATGAAGGTCAGCGATAAGGCAAATAGGTTCCTTGTCTTTAAGCTTGACCATAGGGTTATGCCTTGCAGTGACCAGCTCGCCCTTGCTATCGAACTGATATGCAGGGATATCATAAGATATTGCGGAAATAAATTCAATTCGGCAGCCCCTGGCAGCTTCCCAATTATCACCGAGAATAAGCATATCGGCATCGGCAAGCAGTTCAAGAGCCTTTGAAAGATATTTCAGTGGGATACAGCCGTTTTTAGGGTCATAATCCTTGAAATAGCTGTCGATAACCTCCACTTCATCTCCGAGTTTTTCCGAAGCCTTGGCGATCATATTGTTTCTTGCTGCGAGGATCTCTTCCTTGCTCTTGCCATTCATCGGCTGAGAAATAAAAATCTTTTTCATAACATCATATCCTTTCATCTTGACATAAAAACAGCGCATATGTTACCGACAAAATGTCGTGAACATACACGCTTGTGTGAGTATAAAAAATCACCCTACTTGTGTAAGGTGATCAAAAGTCGATTATCTCTATATCTCCGCAAATTTCCGATAAGCATTTTCCGTCAAAAAAAGGGCGATCCATAACATCGTCAATGCTGTTGACGGTTAAAGTGTTATCACCGCACCACATATCGAATTTGTTTTTTGAAAACGGGTCAACGCCACAGGATTTGCCGTTGAATTCAAATGTGAAATGTGATGCTATTTCACTTATTCTGCTTTTTATTTTTTTAGCTGTCATAGTATATCACCATTTTCCATGCGTTCCTCATCTGTTAAATTTCGGGCTTCACTACGGGTTACATCTCCGTTTTCATCATATGAATAATCGTGAGCGTGTTCACCGTTTTTGCCAAACGGGTGGTTTTTGGGATTGCCATGATCATGATTTGAAACTTGCTTGGTCTGCTTGCCGTTTCCATCATAATAGTTTCTGTCAATCCCGCCCTTGGTATTTTCTCTTTGGGTAATGCTGTTGGGTTCGCCTGTAAGGTCAGTCCTTTTAACGATTCTTACAGGGGTACCTTTTGCGTTTGTAGTCATATTCATTATACCACTTCTGCTGCCATTGTCAAGCCCTGATTTCGCCTTCCTCTCCGCCCAAACCGTCTTGCTCGACTTGCTCCTGTCATACCCATAAACCTGAGTGCGGTCATTGTGCTGTTTAAGCCCCGTCTCCTTGCAGTAAACGGAATACTTCTCCTTTTGGTTTCTGAGCCGCAAGGAAGCCTTCTGCAAGCCCTCAGTGTCGCCCACCTCCTGCAGCATCATACATTCCCGCTTGGCGGCTCTGATGCCCCGTTCCATAGCTCTCTGCTGCTGAAACTGCATATACCGCCTGTCATTTTCCTCTTTTGGATAGGGGAAATATCTCTGAAAGTTGATGCCAGGAACGAACGGATATTGAACGTGCCCGCAGTTTATGCCGAAAAGCCCCGCAGGCTGACCGTAGCTCGTTTCCGAAAGGGGAGTGTAATATATCTTGCCGCCTGCTCCGTCCGTGGTCACACCCTTTGAACCGTCACGGCTGAATATCCTGCCCTGATATGGGGCACAAAGAGGACGTGCGCCCATATGGGAAGAAACCTCTATGAGCTGAATATTATACTCGTCACAACGTGCATTCTGTGCAGCCCTCGCTGTATTCCCCAGCGTTGACCGCATATCCATCATAACATAAGCCTCGGGAGACCATTCACGCCCACGCTTGTCAACGAAAGCGGGAATGCCCTTTTGAGCAAGCTCCCGTATGGTTTTCCTTGTTGCTTCCTGCAATGACATCTGCCCCGATACAGCCTTTGCCGCACCCTTGCCCATAATGTCAAGAGCGCCCTGTCTGCCCTCGGCAGTGTCACGATAAATGGCATTCACAGCATTCACATACGCCGATTTTGCCTTGTACCCCATGACCGTGTTCACAAGGTTAAGGTCACTCGCCGCCTGCCGCTGAAACGCCTTGGCCGCACCGAGAGCCGATTCCTCCGCAGGAATGTCCGAGAAATATTCCGACAGCCCCGCAGCATTCGCCGCCTGCACCGCATTGTCAAGATATCCTATCTCAGTCTCAGCCGCCGTCAGAACAGCGTCCATAGCCTGACCGCCCTCGACCTCAGAATATCCCGCAATGATAGCCGCCGCCCGCTTGTCGAAGCGTCCTGCCCTCGCCAGCTGCCTTATCCGCCATTTTGACGTGTCGGAAATATCTCCGTCCCGTGAAAGCTGCGCCGCAATTTCCCGCAGGATATCGTCCTCCATATCCAGCAGCACCCGCACAAGCGGAGCAGACAGCTCGTCATACTGTTCCCTTGTCATTATTCAGCACCTTCAAGAATTTTCTTTGCCTCTTCCTTGGAAACGCCGATAGCTACGGAAATGACGTTTATAGCCTGTCCCAGACTCAGAGCACCCGACTGATACTGCGCCATAACAGCAATAAGGCTCTGTGTCTGTGCACCGTTCAGGGTCTTGCCTGCGGCTTCTTCGGCACTGTCAATGATGTCGTCAGTGCCTGCCGTATCATCAACATTATCACCGCCCGAAGTCACAAACCCCTCACCGTCCGAAACTCCAAGAACAGCACTCTCCGCATTTATCCGTTCAAGCTCTCGCCTTGCCGCCTCTTCATCGCATTTCATAACCTCCATAATGGCAGAAATCTTTGACTTTAGCCCCGCCGTTACAAGACTGATGTTGTTTGCGATAAGCGTGTTGTCATCAATAACAACGCTGTCCTTGAACGCCACAGTGACCTCAAGATCACCGTTCGGGACTTCA